ATGAACGAGAACTTTGAGGGAGTGAACCATAGAGTGGTCTGGGGCCAAGTACTACCCCAGGACGTCGATAGGCAGGCCCAGACCGAGCAGCTACTGGTCCAGGCCGGAGTCCACAGCCGGAGGACGGCCATGGACGAAATGGGGATCCAGGACCCCGACGGGGAATTCACTAGGTGGTTGGAGGAGAGAGGCAGGATCCTCAAGATGAATCAGGAGTTCAGGGCAGCCTCCACACGTGGCGGAGCGAGAGAGAGAGCGACAGCCGCGGAGCCTGCTCGCCAAGCTTTAGCAGGCGAGATGGAAGCGCCTGAGTAATCCAGCACTCAACAATATTGAGTGCTGGACAGAAAGGAGGAATATGTCAGAAGAAACCCAAGCAACTCAAGAAACTCAACAAACTCTTAAGGCCGAGCTCGAGGAGGAGAAGGAGGCTAAGGCCGCCGCTGAGGCCGCCCTGGCCGAGAAGGATACCCGCATCGCCGAGCTGCAAGCCGAAGGCGAAGCATTGCGAGCAGAGCAAAGCAATCTCCAGACCTCGCTAAGCGAAGCGAAGCAGGGAAGCGAAGCGGCTGCCGCCGAGCTCGCCCAGGTCAAGGAAGCCCACGGTCAGGCCGTCTCCAAGTACCTCGATGCCGTCAGGCTTGCCAATCCCACCATTCCCCAGGATATCATCACCGGCGGCACCATCGAGGAGATAGACGCTTCGCTGGCCAAGGCTACCACCATCGCCGAGTCCGTCAAGGCTAATCTCGAAGCCCAGGCCAAAGAGACCAGGGTCCCGGCAGGGGCGCCAACCAGGGGCGAGATATCCCTCGAGGGCTTAACCCCCAGGGAGAAAATCGCCGCTGGAATCCAGCAAGGAAGTTAAAGATAAAAATGTAAAACTCAAAAATACAGGGCAAAAATCAAAAATTTTCATTTTTGCTTTGTCATTTTGATCTTTTATCTTTGATTTTTAATTTTGAAAAGGAGGAAATATGAGTATATCTTTAGCAGAAGCAAGCAAGCTCTCGACCGATATCCTGCTTAAGGGAATCATCGAGACCATCGTCAAGGACAGCCCCATCTTGGCAGAGCTGCCCTTCATCCAGATCGTGGGCAACAGCCTGAAATATAATCGGGAGAAGACTTTGCCCACCGTGGCCTGGTACGACCCTGTCACCGATACCTGGACCACCTCAGAGCCGGCTTTCGAGCAGTGCTCGGCCAGCCTCTGCGTCCTCGGCGGAGACGCCGACGTCGACAACTTCCTTAAGTCCACCCGCTCCAATATCCAGGACCTGGAGGCCGCCGTCATCGAGCAGAAGGCCAAGGCCTTGAGGAACGAGTTCGAGAACACCTTCCTGAACGGGGATTCGGGCGTCAACCCCAAGCAGCCCGACGGTCTGTATAAGACCATGAAGGGCACAGCCTGGACCGCCGACACCGAGATGGCCGTTGGAGACGTCGTCGTCCCCACCGCCGGCCTCGAGAACGGCTTCCGGTACGAGTGTACCGCAGCAGCAGGCGATAAGAAGACCCACGCCACCACTGAGCCCACCTGGCCCACCACCGAGGGCGACACCGTGGTTGACGACCAGGTTACCTGGACCTGCCGCTACGGCAACCACCTTGGCATGGCGGTTAACGGAGCCACCCTCTCTCTGGCTAAGATGGACCAGCTAATCGACCTCGTTCGTGGCGGCAAGCCTGATTTGCTCTTAATGAGCCGCCGGTCCCGCAGGAAGGTGGCAGCGCTGGCCAGGGCCCAGGGCAGCAACCTGCAGGTCGGCCAGGGCAAGCTCGGCGAGTTCGTTGAGCTCTATAATGGCATTCCCGTCGCAATCTCCGACTGGGTCAAGGATAATTACACCGTGGGCTCTTCCAGCGATTGCTCGGCTATCTTCGCCTTCCAGATGGGAGAAGGCGCCGTCTGCGGACTCACCAGCCCCGAGGTGATTCAGGCCGAGCGCCTCGGCTCCCTGGAGACCAAGGACGCTTCCCGTACCAGGGTCAAGTGGTATGTATCCCTGGCCAACTTCTCCATCGTCAAGGCCGCCATGCTCACAGGAGTGAGAGACTAAAACGAGTTCATAGAGTTGCTTGAGTTCCTAGAGTCGAAACTTAATAGCCCCAACAAACTCAAAGAACTCAAGCAACTCAACAAACTCAAGGAACTGAGATGAACCTAACTGAAATGAGAGCCCGGGTCCGAGAGGACCTCCAGGACACGGATTCCGAGAACTACCGCTGGACGGACGACGAGGTCGACGGAGCCATCACCAGGGTAGTTATAGATTATTCCCTTCGTGCTCCCATCCAGCAACAGACCGACATCGCTACCACCGACGGCGACACCGAGCTCGATATCTCATCCCTTACAGGACGGCTCGGAATCGAGTCCGTCGAGTTCCCTATCGGCCAGACCCCTAAATATCTCCAGCGCACCGAGTACTGGGCCGGCCAGCTATACATGGAGGACGAAGGCAACGGAAACGACGCCCGGGTAAGGTGGCTTAAGAAGCACACCCTGGACGCCAGCTCTACCACCATCCCCGCCGAGCACGAGGAGATTATAGTCCTCGGCGCCACAGGCTACTTAGCCATGTCAGCCTCGGCCTACACAGTAGACAGGGCCAGCATCGCAGGCCGCCACGCTACCATCAACTTCAAGGCCTGGGGTAAGGAGCGCCTCGACCGCTACGACAGGAAGCTCAAAGCCGTCTCCCGCAGCTCTAAAGTCATCCCTCATCAGCTCTACAGTGAGTAAGGAGTTTATAGAGTTGCTAGAGTTCGTAGAGTTGAGCTCCAACGCACCCAACAAACCCAACGGACTCAACAAACTCAAGGAACTGACATGTTAGAGATGTAGTGCGAGGCTTTAGCCTCGTGCCTTATTCCCCTCTTAAGATAAGAGGGGCCAGGGGAGTTATGAAAAGGGAGTTATGATTGAAATCGGCATCCTCAAAAACTTCGACAGCGGCACCTACAAGGCCGGCGTCCAGCTCGCAGGCTCCCTCACGACCTACTTCGACGACGTCAGCGTGGCCAAGAATATCCCCTCGGGCGCCATGGTCATCGGCAACTATGTCATCCTGGCCATCCCCGGGGGCAACCCGAAGGACGCCGTAGTCATCGCCACCTGGCCCCAGGGCAGCCCCGGCGGAGGTATGGAGGTCCACGGCAATGAGTATCACGACCCCGAGTTCGCCACGCAAGCCGCCCTGGCCGCCCATGCAGCAGCCACCAGCGGAGTCCACGGACTAAAAGGGGAAGTCGGCTTTAGTGTTTACCAGACTTCAAACCAGACAATCACTAAATTCATTGGTGTAAAACTAGAATGGCACGCTGAAGAATGGGACGTCGGTGGTTATTTTGACTTAGCGAACAATCGCTTTCTTCCTCTTGTGGCTGGGAAGTATCTCCTCATAGCTGGTGTGCAACTAAGGAATCTAGATGCTAACAAGGACTTTATGATCTTTATGAGGAAGAATGGGACATGGGTGAAGATGACAGCTCGCATTACTCTGGGTGCAATGGGCAACCCTGTCATTACCGGCACTTGTATTCTATCCTTGAATGGTTCGACGGATTACGCCGACATATCGATAATGCATTATGACGCGGTGGATAGAGATACTTGGGGGGAGGCTGGACGCACCTGGTTTCAGGGTTTTCTGATTGCCCAAACATAAAGTTAGCTTAAAGTGATAGCCATGTTCAAAGGCATTAAACCTAAAACCCTTAAAGGAGCAAACCATGAGCAAAGTGAAAGAAGCACTCACCCGCCTGTCATTGCGAGCGAAGCGAAGCAATCTCAAACATAAGGAGCAAACCATGAGCAAAGTCAAACAAGCAATCTCCCGCCTGTCATTGCGAGGGGCGAAGCCCCGAAGCAAACTCAAACATTCACCCCGTGAAATACTATTTCATGGGGTAAAGGAGGAAACCATGAGCAAAGTAAAAGAAGCACTCGAAAAGGAAAAGACCAAGGAGGGGCTACCCAAAGAGGCCTTCGCCATAGTCGGCGACCCGGAGGACCCTGAGACCTGGAAGCTCCCCCATCACACCAAGGCCATCTTCCGGGCCCTAAAGGGTCGGCTCGATATCGAGAAGACCGTGGACTGGGACCGCATGCCGGCTGCCGTCGCAAGCCTCAGCCGCGGCGGTTACCGCGGGGAGAGGGTCCAGGCCTCCGAGGAGGACATCATCCGGGCCGCCCGGCATTTAGCCAGGCATTATGAAAAAGCCGGCAAGTCCGTCCCCGACACCCTGGGCGCCCTGATTTGACATGTCATTGACATGTCATTGCGAGCCCCGACCTGTCGGGGCGTGGCAATCTCATAAAAACAAGGGAGGTTAAAGCCCCCATGAGTAGCATAAGTAGTAAAAACCGAAACAGGGGCTTTCTTGGGCCTCTCAGGGGCTATCTAGCTGTAGTGCGAGGCTTTAGCCTCGTGCATCAAAAGGAGTGAGCATGCCAGAAAACTCAAGCAACTCAAGCAACCCTAGTCTGGTGGAGGTTTTCACTAATTTATTCCGGGCAGCCACCAGGCCCGCGGTGACCATCATCTTCGCCGCCGTCATCGCCCAGGTCGTCATCGAGGGGATCGCCGCCCCCCAGTGGTTTCTCGCCCTGGCCAGCGCCTGCATCCTTTGGTGGTTCGGCGACAGGACAGTGCAGCACATCCAGCACTCAAAGCTTGAGTGCTGGAACATCAAAGACAAGAAAGGAGGTAACAACAATGCCCAAACGTAATGGAACAGGCCCACCCACAGGAGCCAGAGGCCCCCGTGATGGCCATGGCGCAGGCAACCCTGGCGCACCCGGCCCAGCACTCACAGTGAGTGCTGGGTCAGGCGCCAAAACCGGTGGCCAAAAAGGCACATGCAAGTAAAACAAGGGGAGTTATGAACTCAACAAACTCAACGAACTCAACAAACTCGGATAGAGGCTTCCTGAAAGGTGTTAAGCCCTCCACCTTCCTCAGCACCCATGATGAGTGGCATTCCCTCGTCATCGGCTTCTTTGAGGTTCTGTGCCCCTGGCCACCCCGACACTCAATAAACTCAACGAACTCAACAAACCCCATAAACTCCGAGTATCACTATTACGTGTTCGGCCGCGCCCTCGGCGTCATCGCCTGGCTGATCATCGCAACCATCATCAAGGCAGTGTTTTTTTGACCCAATATGTAGTGCGACCCTTTAGGGTCGTGCAGAGAAGAAGATGAGAACCCTATCAGCCACGCTCTTAGCCGCCCAGAAGAAAGCCGACCGCCTTCCTTACGTCGTGGCTAAGGTCTATGACTACGAGGCGGGCATCAAGAGGCTATCCTGGACTCGCCTCTATGAAGGCAGCGAGCCCGACAACCACCATGGCATCGCCTTCGACGGCCAGGGGAGCATGCACCGCATCAGGGCCTATTCTGGCGAAAGTGCATTGAAGCTTATCGGCTCAGACGACCAGACATCCATCGGCGGAGCCACTGCCAACCGTTTCGAGGCTAACCGCTACGTTGCCGAACATTCTGGTTCTATGACCGAGTTTAGGGTTAAGAGCCATCTTTCCGGGACTTATCATGTCAAGGTGGCTATTTATGCCCATGATAGCGGGGAGGATGCCCCAGGAGCCTTGATTAACGCCGTCGATACCTCCCAGGCAATCGTTCAAGGCTGGAATACCATCGCCTTCCCCGCCACGGACATAGTGGAGGGCACGACCTACTGGCTGGCTTTTAATTCCGATGCTGTCACCGTCGGCTACTGGGACCAGACAGGCAATCTTAAACGATACCGGAATGAGGAGTATGCTGCCTTTACCTTCCCCGACCCCGCAGGCGATATGCCCAACGGTTGGACTCATTATCCTGACATCATTGCTGGCTGGAGAGCCTCTACCTCGGACGCCCCGAAGCTCTACTATCAGAAAATCACCGACCCCGGCCCGAGCTCCGACTATTCCCAGTGGACTGAGATCGCCACCGACTGCGCCGTTCCCTGCGCCATCGCCGCTTATGGCGCTAAGGTCTATATCTTCTATAAGACCACCGGCAACGTCCTCTGGAAGTATTACTCCAGCGACTATGGCCAGTCCTGGAATAACGCTCAATTAGCATCGTATGCCGATGTCCTCACCATGGCGGCCGCCTGGTGGGGGACGGGCGACGTCGTCGTCTGCTTCGCCCTCAAGTCCAACGAGCTCAACGGCATCGTCCTCGACACCTTCGACCAGTCCACGTCGCAGCACATCAAGGAGTTTCACGGCGCCGCCACTCATATATTCCTCGATACCTACGGCATCGGCGCTACCTTTAACCCCTTCTGGCCGGCCATAGAAATCGTCTTTGCCGGCAAGGAGTCCGATTCGCCCTATAATCACTACGACCTCTTCCGCACCTGGTTCTCCGATGCTTATAACTTTCATGCCCTGGAGAGCTTCCTTATGTCCCCGGACGGAGAAGATATCACCTATGAGTACCCCGACTGCCATTTACCCGCCTCAGCTCATTCCTATGAAACCAATCGAATTGTGGCCGTGGAGAAGTTTGTGGGAACAACCGCCTATACCCGCCCACTCGCCTGCCATATGGTTAAGGGCACATACTGGAGCGACACCACTTTCACCGAGCCCAAGCCTTTCCTGGACGAAACCGCGGTCTACGGTCTCCGTTTGTCGTCCACCCCCGGCCATTGGGGGCTCTCCACACCCTCCGGAGTCTGGAGAGCCCCCCGCCCCGCTGATCCGCCCCTCGACTTGACCAAGGACATCGTCTCCCTAACTCAACAAACCCAAGGAACTCAACGAACTCAAGGAACTCTCATGATTGAGCTCAACAACTCCAAGGGCCAGTACGCCAGCCCTGGAGAGGGCGCCCTTGCTTCGCTTCGCTTCCGCAGCGAAATCGTCCTCGAACTCGGCTACAAGACGACGGCGGGCAAAGAGACATCCGAGGCCGGCGCCTACTGGGTGGATGGGTGGCAGTACTCAACAACTCAACAAACTCAATCAACTCTGACACTCTTCTGCCTGGACGGCTGGGGCCTTATGGACCGCTGGACCGCCCGCTACCAGATGAGGTGGAATAAGGACGAAGTCAACCCCAAGAGCGTCTGGCAGATTCTTTATCAGCTCCTGGCTAGAGTGGGCATCAAGCTCACCAACACCCCACCCAAACCCCAGTCCTCCGCCATCAACAGCTTCTACCCCGACTTTACCGTCAACCCGGGCACTCAAGGAACTCAAGCACTCAAGAAACTCCTCTCCTTTGTCCCCGACCAGCTCGTATTCCGTGGCCAGGAAGCTTTCACCAAGAACCCTTTACCCGCCGAAGAGTCTTGCTACACCTACTCAACAAACCCAAGCAACCCAACAAACGCGCATGTCATCCTGGCAGGCCAATATACCCAAGCGGTAACCCTGTCCCGTTCCCGTGCCCTGGGAAGGGATGACTCCGACAACCGTATCCTGGAAGAAGCTCAGGATTGGGATTTGCTGCAGCTCGCCATCGATATCCTGGAGCAGGACTATGACCCCAACCTTCAGGATGCCGCCCGTGCCCAGGAGAGGGCCGACGCCATTTTAAGGGAGGCGTCATTGCGAGCGGAGCGTGGCAACCTCACCGTTGGCACCAACGTCGGCCAGGAGCTCCTCGATGTCGTCGAGGTTACCGACGAGCGCTGCGGCATCTCGGAGGAGAACTATAGGGTACAGGCCATCCAGACCGACTACGACCGCCGCAAAGGCCAGTATGACCAGCGGCTGACTATAGGGGCGCCATGA